TGGGAACTACCAGATCAAGACGAGGATTACGCTATCGGTGCCGATATCGCCGAAGGGCTGGAACATGGCGACCGTTCGTCGTTTGACGTAGTGAAGAAGAGCACTGGCGAGCAGGTGGCGCACTGGTACGGGCATCTCGACGCTGAGCTATTCGCTATGCTGCTGGCGCACGTTGGCCGGTTCTATAGCGGCGTTGTTCAGCGCAGTAGCAGTGAAAGCCTTTCTATACCGGCCTATATCGGCCCTGAGCGTAACAACCACGGGCACGCAGTTCTTCTTGCTCTCCGCAAGATCTACCCCACCAGCCGTATCTACACCGAAGAGTATATCGACCGCGACACCGACGAAGAGACCGCGAAGCTGGGCTGGCTGACGACGAAGCAGAGTAAGCCGATAGTTATCGAAGGCATGAAGACGCTGTTACGTGAGGATTGCGACGGGATCCGCTGGGCAGGGACCATCACTGAAATGTCCTCATACGTCTACGACAAGAAAGGCTCCATGAACGCCCAGGAAGGGTGTTTTGATGATCAGGTTATGAGCTATTGCATCGCGCAGGAAATGCGCGCCCGCATGCCGGCACGTCCGGTTGTATTCCACGAACGATCCACATCTCAACACTGGATGACGCAATAATGCAGATTGTACAGATTAACAAACAGCGTAAGCACAAAGGCCAGTTTACGCAGCAGCAGTTGCTGAAGCTAATGGGCGATATCGATGGGCAGCCAGACTGGCGCAGCGATGCCAATACAGCAGCGGCGTATTACGACGGCGATCAGTTGCCTCCTCAGGTCATCCAGGTGCTACAGCAGCGCGGGCAGCCGCCTGAGTGTCAGAACCTGATTGCCCCGGCGATAGACTCCGTTCTGGGTACCGAAGCGAAGACGCGCTCAGATCTGCGTGTTGAAGCCAACTATCAGAACGACAAGACCGAAGAGCTGGCGGAAGCGCTGAATGCCGAGTTCTACACCGTCTGCCAGGAGATGCGCATTGACCGCACTCGGTCTGATGCTTACGCCGAGCAGGTGAAGTCTGGTCTGAGCTGGGTTGAGGTACGCCGTAACCCGGACGTGACCGGCACGCGCTACATCGCCGAGACCGTCAACCGCAATGAGGTGTACTGGGACTGGACATCGCGGCGCCCCGACCTGCGTGATTGCCGCTGGCTGATGCGAAAGCGCTGGATGGATCTAGACGAGGCGGTAATGCTGTTCCCGCAGCGCGCCGAAGTACTGAAGTGTGCTGTTGGTAACTTGTGGGATGACTTTGTTGATACCGAGCGCCTGGACGGGACTGATTCCGACCTGGAGAAAGGTTGGGGCGAGAAGCAGAACTGGAGCCGCCAGGAATCGGAGTACATGAGTGTCGGGCGTGATCGCCTGATGCTGTATGTTATCTATTACCGGGTCTACGAGCGTATTCCGATGATGGAGCTACCTACCGGCAAATTTATCGAGTACGACAAAGACAATATCGCCCATGCGGTGGCCGTCGGTAGCGGGCGGGTGAAGGTTACTATGCAACTGGTCTCCTTTATCCGCGAGGCGTGGTTTGCTGGTCCGTACCACCTCGGAGACCGGCAGTGTGATGCGCCGCAGGGTATGTTCCCTCTGGTCCCGTTCTGGGGCTTCCGTAAGGATAAGAACGGTATCCCGTACGGTCTGGTATCGCGCATGATTAGCGCGCAAAACAGCTACAACTTCCGTCACCTGAAGATTACCTGGCTGCTACAGGCGAAGCAGATCATCATGGACAGTGACGCCGTTAATATGACGGTTGCACAGGTGCGTGAAGAGGCGAATCGGCCTGATGGGGTGCTGATCCTTAACCCTGATCGGCAGAACAAGAAAACCACCGCTGAGACGTTGCAGATTAGCTCTGATAGCAGTGTTAGCCAGCAGCAGATGCAGATCATGGAATATGACAGGCAGAATATTCAGGACTGCGCCGGTATCTACTCCAGCTATATGGGGCAGGATAGCAATGCGATATCAGGTATTGCTGTCAGCAACCTTGTCGAGCAGAGTTCCACCACACTGGCAGAAATTAACGATAACTACACCATGGCTTGTAACGCGCTGGGTGAGCTTACACTGAATTATCTGCTGGAAGATATGGGGAAAAGGACGGACTACAAGATCGTCATTAATCGTAAGGACAAGCGCCGCCGAAAGGTTGTCACGGTCAATATCAGGGGTGATGATGGCATGATCACTAATGACATTACCCGCCTGGATGCGCGTATTGTGCTGGCACCTATCGACTCTACCCCTGCATACCGCGCGCAGCTCGCCGACCGTCTGATCGGTATTATCCAGAAATTGCCGCCGCAGGCTCAGTCTGCCGTTATCGACCTGGTGCTGGAGCTGGTAGAAATCCCGAACAAGGACGAGTTTGTTGACCGCGTCAGTCGTGCGATGGGGGCGCAGGATCCGAACTATATGACGGATGAGGAGAAACAGCAGGCGCAGCAGCAGGCCAAGATTAACGAATTTGCGCAGGCACTCCAGTTCAAGGCGCAGATTGCTGATATCCAGAATAAGGACGCGGATACTGCCAACAAGCAGGCCAGCGCCAATAAATCCCAGGCGACGGCAGACGGGCAGAAGTACAGTGACGGCCTGACAATGGCGCAGACCGGGCAGATTATGCAGCAGATGGAGATGAATCAGCAGCAGATCGCGGCGATGGGGCAGCAGATGGAGGCGTTGCAAAAACTTGTTGTGCAACTAGTAACTAGTGGTGCTAGATTAGAACTTGATGGGTGATTTTTATCATATATTTCAGTTGATTATATTTTGTTGTTGCTGTGCTTGTTGTATGATTTCATTCTATTTTTTACTGGAAAGGAAAATAACAAATGGGGGCATCATCTGTTAATGTTTCTCTGGGTAATGTGAATACAGTTACTGGTTATTTAAGGCTTATCTTTAAATTGGATGAACAGTACAATGATTATTGGAGTAGTGAATTTAGCAATGTAACACCTAATAAAAATTTAAAAGATATGCTTGTTACCTGCTTTAGGGGACAAGCTGATGCCAGATGGAATCTATCACCATCAATCTTCAGAGAATATCAAGAGAATGCTGAAAGTTTAGCTATGAGAGAGCTAATGATTGAATCTCCTGATGAGTTTAATAATGATCGGTTAATGTTTGACAAACTAGTTAGGGCTCAGCATTACGGGCTTCCTACAAGATTACTGGATGTAAGTTTAAATCCACTAGTTGCTTTATATTTTGCCTGTTGTGAGTTTGAAGATGAGTGTGATGGTAAGGTTTATATAATTGGTTTTAAAAACAATAGAGTTAAATTTTCTGATAGTGATACAATTAGTTTGATTAGTAATTTGGCTAGATTGAATGATGAAGAAAAGAAAGTTATTAAGGAAAGCAGGGGGATGAATAACTCAGAGTTTAGAAAACTTAATGTAATTAAACGTTTGGTTAATTTTGTACAGGCCGAAAAATCGTTCTTCAGTAACAGTGTAATTCGTGCCGATCTCTTCAAGTACTTCTTTGTTTATCCATCCAAAAATAACAAACGAGTTGTGGCTCAATCAGGTGCTTTTATTTCTTCTGGTGTGTTGGAATACACGAATCCGGGTGGCAATGAAGGCATAATGTTGTTGGATGTTACAATACCTGCAGGTAGTAAAGGTAAGATTAAAGATGAGCTTGACAAACTCAATATAAATTCACGCTCTTTATTTCCAGAAATTGAATTCGCATCTCATTACATCAAGAAAAAATATCAACAGAAGCCAAAACAAGAATCTCCTAAGGCATAGACTCAGTTCTTGACATTCACCGATCGCAGGACGAAAATCCCAACAATAGCAGTATTGCCACTTTAACCCGCCTCGTGCGGGTTTTTGCGTTTTAGCACCTTGCCCGGCGGCCAGTCCGGGCTTCTTTTCATTTCAGTGCACACAGCAAAGCCGTTCCTCCGGGAGCGGCTTTTTCGTATGTACTTTCGTTAGCCGACGATACAGGCAAAGGTGAGATATGAGCGACGTTGAAATTATAGGTAACGAGTCTTTTGAAGAGTTAGAGGCAAAGCTGGAGCAGCTTGAACGTGAAGAGGATGAGGTCATTACTGATGATCCCATTCCCGACGGTCAGCCTGCGCCAGCGTCCGTACCAGCAACCACCCAAACGGGCGATAATGCGCAGCAAACAGTCACAACTACCGCAGCGGAAGCAACTTCACCAGCGGGGAATGATGGTAATAGCACGCAGCAGCCGACGCCGGGCGAAGGTGATAAGCCAGGTGAAGCCACTAAGCCGGTAATTCTGGCAAAAGATGGTGTACACACTATTCCTTATGACGTGCTGGAAGCCACTCGCGAGCGTGCGCGCCTGGCGGAAGAACGTGTACAGCAACTCTCTGGCGATATTGCGAAGGCCGCGCAGCTCGAGCAGGAGTTGAGTGCCTTAAAACAGCGAGCAGTGGATGCGGGCGTTGACGCTAGCATTCTTGACGGTTCCGGGATGAATGATGATCAGCTCAAAGAGTTGATGGAAGAATACCCGGTATTGGGTCGTCACCTGCAGGCTCTGACTCAGAAAATTAGCGCATTAACCACCGGCGCACCGGCAACAGCACAGGCCAGTGCTGCACCTGCTGGTGCCAGTGTGGTTGACGTTGCTCTTGTTCAACTGCCGGAACTCGATGGCTGGCGCACTGGCGATCAGGACCGCTGGGATATGGCGCTGTCTATCGATGCCCGTTTGCAGAAAGACCCGGAGTTCTCCGGTAAAACTCTCGTACAGCGTTTCAGTGAAGTGCAACGCCGTGTAAAAGCCGCCTTTGGCGATACACCGGCGAATCAGGATCAGGCAGCGATTGCCGCGCAAGCGGCTGGAAAGGTCGCGGCAGCCGCAGCAACACTGCCTGGTTCTCCCTCTGATGTGGGGTCGACAGCCGCAGCTCAGCCAACGAATAAAGTTGAGCAAATTGCAGCGCAGTCGGGAAACGCTTTGCTTCACTCGATGAATGGAATGAGTGATGCAGAGATCGATGCGATGCTATCGACCCTTGATTATTAATGAACCCGCCGCGAGCGGGTTTTTTATGGATACAGGATATGACTACAGTAACCTCAGCACAGGCGAATAAGGTACTGCAGGCGGCGCTGTTCGTCGCTGCTAACCGTAACCGCTCGTTCGTCAACATGCTGACCGAAAACGCGCCTAAGAACGCGGCGGCGGATAACGGCAAGAAAGAAGTGGAGCAGTCCAGCCCGCATGCGCCAGTTGTGCGCGTGACTGACCTGAACCGACAGGCGGGCGATGAAGTTGAGATGGACATTGTGTTCAAACTCAACAAGCGTCCGACTATGGGCGACAAAAAGCTGGAAGGTCGCGGTGAAAACCTCGAGCAGGCCAGCTTTAAGCTCAAGATCAACCAGGCGCGTCACATGGTTAACGCCGGTGGCCGCATGAGCCAGAAGCGTACCAAGCACAACCTGGCGCGTACCGGTCGCACACTGCTGGGCACGTATTATAACGATCTGTCTGACCAGATCGCGACGGTGCAGCTGTTTGGTGCACGTGGTGACGTGACCGCGGATGACATCATTGTGCCGCTGGATAGCGATCCGGAGTTTGGCGATATCATGGTGAACGACGTGACGCCACCGACCTATGGTCGTCAGATGTACGGCGGCGATGCCACCAGCCTTGAAACCATCGACTCTGCCGATCTGTTCACCCTGGATGTGGTAGACAACATGTCGCTGTATATCAGCGAAATGGCTCACCCGCTTGCGCCGATTCGTCTGGCAGCGGATGAAATGTCCGGCGACTCCCCGTACTACGTCCTCTTCATCACGCCGCGCCAGTGGAACGACTGGTACACCTCCACCAGCGGCAAGGACTGGCAGATGATGGCAGCCGCGGCGATTAACCGTTCCAAAGGCTTTAATCACCCGATATTCAAGGGTGATACTGCGATGTGGCGCAACATCCTGGTACGTCAGTACACCGGTATGCCGATTCGCTTCAATTCGGGTTCTACCGTTCTGGTAAGCAACAACGATAAGAGCGCGACGACCAAACAGGTGACGACGAAGACCATGGTCGATCGCGGCATCCTGCTTGGTGGCCAGGCGTTGGCGAACGCTTATGGTTCCGGTGAGTGGGGCAGCCCGTTCAGCCTGCACACTGAGAAGACGGACCACGAGAACACCACGGAAACCTCTATCCGCTGGATCAACGGTCTGAAGAAAATCCGCTTCGAGCAGAAAGACGGCTACGTGCAGGACTTCGGTACTATCGCCGTTGATACCGCCGTTTCTCAGACCACCAATCCGTCTCTGTAATCTTCTCGCTAAAGGCGGCGCTTGCCGCCTCATTTATTCAGGAGTTCCTATGTCTACGATTCAGGCACCGTCCTATAACAAGGCGGTCTACCAGGGCACGCACGGCAACCAGTCTGTCGCCCTGGCACAGTATGACTTTAGCGCCACGCCCGCA